CAAGGTGCATCCCAAGGCCAAGGGCGACACGATCCGCGACAAGATCGTTCAATCCTTCAAGGAGTAATCGACCATGGCAGGCACCATTCTGGTTAAAGACGCCATCTGGCGCATCAGTTCCTTGTTGCAGGATGTGAGCCCCCAATTCACACGCTGGCCCGAGAAGGAAATCGTCAACTGGCTCAATGATGCCCATCTGGCCATCACCAAGTTCCTTCCGGCTGCCAGTTCGCGCGTCGATGCGATCAAGCTAGTCCCAGGTACGCGCCAAAGCATTGAATCCATTGCGGCGGCCAGTTGCAAACCCGGAGACGGTTCGACACCGGCTGCGGCGATCCTTGGAACCCAGGTGCTCGATGTGATTCGCAACATGGGCGCCGATGGCTTGACGCCGGGCAACTCGATTCGCTTGCTGACCGATGGCCGCGAGGTCATGGACTCGCTGAACCCAGGCTGGCACTCGATCACGGGAACGGCAGTGACTGGCTACATGTACGACCCGCGCATGCCGCGCTACTTCTATGTGACGCCGGGTGTTCCTGCCACGCCTGACAAGTGGGCCGAAGTGGCCTACACGGCACAGCCCATTGCCATCCCGAACACGGGCACGGCGGGTAGCGAGTTGTATCTGGTGAGTGGCGTGAGCACGACCAAGATCAGCGTCAATGACGAGCACATTGATGACCTGGTGAACTACGTTTGCGCACGCGCCTTCATGAAGAACGCGACTTTTTCCGCCAACGGACCGGCTGCGGCCAATTACACCGCCCTGTTCACAGGTTCATTGAATGCCAAGGTCACGGCCTTGACGGGCAATAACCCGAACCTGCAGCGCCTGCCGTTTGCGCCTGAGCCCATTGGCGCCGCCTCATGAAGTTGACTGACCTGCTGCCCTACATTCTCCCCAAGGCCAAAGGCTGTGCGGAGATTGTGGCGCTGTTCAATGCGCGCCTGGCCATCATCGAGTTGTGCCAGAAGGCGCTGATCTGGCGTGAGTATCAGGATGCGCAGTTGACCACGGGCAGCAGCACGGCATTTGAGTGGGATGCCTACACCGGGCAACAGGTGTGCATGCTGCTGGGGCTGACCTTGAATGGTGAAACCGTGGACATTGTGGACCCGGCGACCGGCAAGGCACGCGATGCCACGGGCACACTGACACCCTACGCCTATGGCACGTTCACGGGATTCGAGTTGCGTCCGGTGCAGTCGGCTGGCCTGCCGGTGGTGGCCTATTGCGCCATGGCGCCCTCCATCACAACCGACACCGTGCCTGATGCACTGGCGGCCTATGTCGAATCCATTGCCACGGGCACCCTGTACCGGCTTTACAAGGCCAAGGACAAGGACTACTCGGACCCAAACGGAGCCATTCTGGCCTTGGGTGAGTGGAATGAAGCCATTGCCGATGCCAAGACCGATGCACTGACAGGATTTGCCCGCGCCACAACGCGCACATCAAAAGTATGGTGGTAAGACATGGGCGCTATTCGGCTCGGACCCTTCTTCGGAGCGAACAAGGCCACCCGGCCTAAGATGCTCAATGCCAATGTCGGTGTCGAATCACTGAACCATTGGCCGGATCGGGGGGACTTGCGTCCCTGGCGTATTCCGCTGCAAGAGTTTGCCGTGGCTGACGGCACCAAGACCATTGCCATGTTCAAGCGCGATGCCATCACGGACAACGTGTACTGGCTGCAATGGCCGACCGTGGTGCATGCGATCAGTGGCTTTGTTGACTCGCCCGTCAACCGGACCTACTATTCTGGGGCGGGCGCACCCAAGTACACCGACAGCGCCATCGGGCTGGCCACAGGCACGTTTCCGACCACCTACCGCGACCTTGGTATCCCCAGGCCAGCATCAGCCCCGATCATTGTGCAAACGGCGGCCGGCACGGGTGATGACGAGGAACGCTACTACGCCTACTGCTACTTGAGCAGTCACGACGAGCTCGGACCACCCCAGGTCAGCGCCAAGGTGACTTGCAAGCCTGGCGCGATTTTCAACATCACCAGCCTGGCCGCACCACCCTCCGGGCTGGGTGAGTCGCGCGACATTGACAGGATTCGGATTTTCCGCACGGCCGTGGGCGACTCAGGGGCTGAGTTTTTCTTCCTCAAAGACATCGCCATTGCCACCAGCACCACGGACACGGCGCTGCCCTTGGGTTCGGACACCATGCCATCCAAGCTGTACGCCATGCCACCGGCTGATTTGAAATGCCTGACCGGGCTATGGAACGGCATGGCCGCGGGCATTTCTGGCGACTCGGTGCGCTACTGCGAGCAGTACAGGATGCATGCCTGGCCGGTGCGCTATGAAACGCTGTGCCCGGAAACCCCGGTAGCACTGGCGGTGTTTCAGAAAAACCTGTTGATCCTGACGACCGGGCGCCCGCGTCTGGTGTATGGCAGTTCGCCCGAGGCCATGGACGATGCGCCCGTGGAATTCATTGCCGCTTGTGTGGCGCCGCAGTCGGTTGTCTCCTTTGGCCATGGCGCCTGCTGGGCGACCAGTGATGGACTGGCCTACGTTGGCGTCAACGGCTCGCCCAGGCTGCTGACTGCTGGCGTGATGCTGCTGGATGACTGGAAGCTGCTGAACCCGGCGAGCATTGTGGGATGCCAGTACAACGGCTGGTACTTTGGCTTTTATGACTCAGGCGCTGGCGTGCTCAAGGGTTTTTGCCTGGACCCGCTGCAGCCGGAAAAAGGCATTTATTTCTTGAGCACGGGCTACAAGGCCGCGTTCTTTGATTCGCTCTCAGAGGAAATGTATGTGCTCGATGGCCTCAACATCAAGAAGTGGAATGCCGGTGCCAGCAACATGACCGTGACCCACAAGAGCAAAGTGTTTCGCACGCCAAAGCCGGTCAACATGTGCTTGGCCAAGGTCATTGCCGACGATTTTCCATGCACCTTCAAGCTCTACGCCGACGACCGGCCGGTCTGGACCAAGACCGTGACCAGCCAGGATGAATTCTGGATGCCTGACGGCTACACGGCAGAAAACTTCCAGATCGAAGCCAGTACGGCGCTGGACATCACGGGCATCATCATTGCGGACAATTTGCAGGACCTGGCATCATGAACCGACTCAAGGACATTCCGGCGCTGCAACGCGACGGCAGCAACTTGAGCACCGTCATGCAGGCTGTGCAAGAGGTGATTCAGACTTTTCGCGGCTACCGTGGCGACAAGCTCGACAAGGCGCTGACGCTGCGTGATTTGTCGCTGGCAGCGCAGCGCGGCATCAGCGGAGGTGGAGCGATTGATGTGGGCATCATTGGCGGCACGACCCCGGGTGCGCCCATCACTGACGCCTATGTGGTTGACCCAACGCCACCGCCAACACCCGATGGGCTGAATGTCAGTTCGGGCATTTCATCCGTTTTTGTCAGTTGCGACCAGCCGTACTACACGCAAGGCCACGGACACGCCATCACGGTCGTCTATGGCGCCAAATGGCCGACCAGCGACCCAACCCAGCCCACGTTCAGCGAGGCCGTTGAACTGTTTCGCTACCAGGGCACGTTTTCAGCCTACACCAGCGACCCGGCGACACGCTGGTGCATCTGGATCAAGTGGCAGTCGGTCGACGGCGTTCTGTCCACAGACCCGGCAGGCGGCACCAATGGCGCAGTGACAACCACGGGGCAGGATGTGGCGCTGTTGCTGACCGCCTTGAATGGCAAACTGACCAGCAGCCAGTTGCACGCGGACCTGAGTACGCCGATCAGCCTGATTTCCGCGCCTGCCACCACGGTAGGAAGCGTCAGTTACCGATTGGCCGAAGAAGCCGCAGCGCGCACCAGTGCGATTGCTGCCGAGGCCAGCACGCGCGCAGCCGCCATACTGGCCGAGGCCGGCACGCGAACGACGGCTGTCAACGATTTGCAGAATCAGATTGATACCGTGGTGGCTGTGACCGGTGGCGACCTGTCTTCTGTCATTGCCGTGGTGCAAGAAGAACAAGCGGCACGCGCAGCCGCAGATGCCGCCGAGGCCACCAGCCGGGAGACTTTGGCCGTGCAGATGCGCGGCAACTACGCTGGCACAGATCCTGGCGCATTGACCACGGGCTTGCTGTATTCCGAGCGCCAGGCACGCATCACGGCCACGGAAACAGAAGTTGCAGAACGCAATGCAGCGATTGTGAGCAACCTATCAAGCTCGGAAGCCACCCTAACGGCTTTGAACACCGCATTGCTGAGTGGCTTGACCGTGCTGGATGCCGCCAGCGCCGTGAGAACGGGCGCCGAAAGAGATGAGCGCATTGCCGCGGTGACATCTGAAACCAATGCCCGTATCAGCGCCATAGATGCAGAGGCGACGGCCAGGCTTGCCTTGGTGGCCGTGGTGAACGCCAATGCGGCCATCTTGACCTCAGAGCAAATCACCCGTGCCACTGCGGACACCGCCAACGCCAACTCCATCACAACCCTGAGTGCACAGGTCAACCATGCCACCACGGGTTTGCCAGCCGCTTTTGCCGCCATCCAGACCGAACACAACGCATGGGTGGCAGGGGATGCTGCCGAAGCCAGCGCAAGAACCACCTTGCAGTCCACGGTCAACGGCAACACGGCGGCGATTTCAACTGAGGCCACCACACGCGCCAGCCAGACAGGGGAACTTTTCGCCCAGTACACCGTCAAGCTCGATGTCAATGGCAAGGTGTCGGGCTTCGGCCTGGCCAGCACCGGACCAACCGGCGCCGGCTCGGTGTTTGAGATCCGGGCGGGCAAGTTTGCCATTGCCGCCGACACCGGTACCGCGGCGGGCTTTGTGCCGTTCCAGGTGCTGGCCGCACCCACCGTGATCGACGGCGTGACGCTGCCAGCCGGCGCCTATGCCACCAACGCCTTCATCCAGAACCTGCAAGTCACCAATGCCAAGATTGCCGCGCTGGCGGTGGACGATGGCAAGGTGGCGAACCTGAGCGCAGCCAAGCTGACCATTGGCGATGGCACCGTGGGTGGGAATCTGAAAAGCAGCAACTACATCCCAGGCTCGGCTGGGTATGGCTGGATCATCCGCCAGGATGGTTATGCCGAGCTCAACAACGTGGTGGTGCGCGGCACGGTGTATGCAACGGCGGGGCAGATTGGTGGCAACACGATTGACTCCACCTCTATCCATTCCGGCACCACGGGCTACGGCACCGGGGCCGGGTTTTACCTGGGCAGCGATGGCCGGTTTTCACTGAGCAACAAGCTGACTTGGAATGGAAGCGCTTTGTCGATCAATGGAAGTGGCACGTTTAGCGGGGCACTGACAGCAACCACCATTGCCACCAACTC